GAGGAACAACAAAACGAACAGATCAGGAGGCCGTGATGGCTGACGACACAACCACCACCGAGACTGTTGAGGTAGCCCCCGAGGCGACCGAGACGGCTACCGAATCAACCACCACGGAAACAGCGGCAACTGAGGGCACAAGCCCTGAGGAAGTCGCCCGGATCCGTGCCGCTCTTGCTAAGGCAAACAAAGAAGCGGAACGGCTGCGCCTCAAGGAGAAAGAACGTGAGGACGCGCAGCTCTCAGAAATCGAGAAGGCCAAGCGTGATGCTGATGAGGCCAAGATCGAGCTTGAGAAGCTTCGTTCCGCTAAGGTCCGCGCTGATATCGCGTTGGAGCTTGGTTTGCCTGCTAAGTGGGTGGGGCGCCTCCAAGGCGACACTGAGGATGAATTGCGTGCGGATGCCGCGGAAATCCTCGCTGATCTGAACAAGCCGAAGAAGCCGGCGCCGGATGCATCGCAAGGTGCCCGCACCAGCGCTCTTTCGGAAGATGACCAATTCTTTGAATCCATTTACGGAAAGCAGGCCTGAACATGGCTGAATACCTGCCTATTAGGACCCCTGGTGACGCTCTCGTTGCTACGGCGTCCGCTACTATCACGGGCGGCGTTCTGGTCGCCGTCTCTGGCAACGGAACTGTTGCTACTGCTGGCGCGAACGCGCTGAACTGGGTCGGCGTTGCAGCGTTTGACGCTGTTTCGGGTGACGCGGTGACGGTATACGCGGGAGGCGTGCAGGAGCTCACCGCTTCTGGCGCAATCACCGCGGGCGACCTTGTTGTTGCCGCCGCTTCTGGCAAGGTCGCGACTCTTGCCGCTGTCACGACTCCGACTGCCGCGGATGTCACGAACACCCGCGCAATCGTTGGTGTTGCTCTGACGACCGCTGCGGACACCGCAAAAGTCCGTGTCAAGTTCGAACGCTGACCCGGTAGAGAGAGAAAAACACTATGCCTAACGCATTCCCCCCCGCATCGCCCACTATTGCCGGCGACTACATGACCGTTTCGCGGTTCCTCAACACGCCGAGCCTTGTCGCCCGTCGCATGCGGACCCTCGCGGAGCAGCGTCTTATCGCTACTTCCATCCTGACCGGTCGCGAGACTGTTTCGGGTGGCGCTATTTCCTTCGAGCAGAGCGAAGGTCTTTACACCGACCGCGCTGTTGAGGCTGTGTCTCCTGGTGGAGAGTACCCCATCACGACTGTTGGTGATGGCACTGCCCAGCTCGCCAAGACGGTCAAGTGGGGTCAGGATACCTTCGTCACGGATGAGGCCGCTAAGCGCAAGGCCATGTCCGCTGTTGACAAGGCGCTGCTCAAGCTCATCAACACCGCGGCGAAGAACGTCGACACGGTTGCCCTGGCTGCTATCGCCTCGCAGGTCACCCAGTCTCAGGCAGCCGCCGCTGCTTGGGGCGCTGCTTCCGGTGTTCAGATCCTCCGGGACATCCTGACCGCCAAGGCTTCCCTGTCTGCCCTGAACCAGGGCTACGAGGCTGACACGCTGATCGTGAACGACGCCTCTTGGGCGCTGCTTGCCTCTGATCAGGTGCTCATCAACGCGATTGCCCGCGAAACCCAGTCGAACGCTGTCACCACTGGCAACTTCGAGCTGATCGCCGGCCTGCGGATCATGCGCACCCCGAACCTTCCCGCCTCTGGCGCTTGGGTTCTGGACTCCGCTCAGCTCGGCGGCATCGCGACCGAGGACCTTGGCGGCAACTACGACAAGGTTGACGGCATCCTCGAGTCGAAGTCCATGCGTGACGATGACAACGACCAGTGGCGTCTTCGTGCTCGTGCTGTGTGCGTTCCGTACATCAACGAGCCGAACGCCGCTATCCGCATCACCGGCATCTAGGAGGGCTCGAGATGGCTGTTCGTAATGATTCCAAGGACTCTAAGAAGTCCTACACGGTCGTTGGTGCTCTTGCGATTGTCAAGGGCACTGACGGCAAGGTCAAGTACCTCTACAGGGGTACGCCGGTTCCGGAGGGCGTCTCTGATGAAGAGGTCGCCCGCCTTGAGGAACTGGGCCTTGTTTCCACCGACTCCACTGATGTGGTGCCGGGTCTTGCTGTAAAGCCTGAGTAGTTAGAGAGGGGGCGTCGTGTTTGTTGTGACTCCTGAGGATGTTGCTGCGGGGTGGCGTCCCCTTTCCGCTGCTGAGGAACTTGTTGCCACGGCGCAGATCGCTGAGGCGTTGGTCCTGCTTGGTGCGCTGGTTCCTGGTCTGGATTCCCAGCCTGAGGATCTTGTGAAGCTTGTTGTAGTTCGCATGGTACGCCGGTACATGAAGAACCCAGATGGTTACCGGTCTGACACTGAGGCGATTGATGACTATTCGCACACTAAGGTGCGGGATACGTCACTTTCGGCTGGTGACATGGCGCCGTGGGATTCGGAGCTCGCGTGGCTGGGTGTTCGTCAGGGCGGGTCTAGTGCTTTCCAGATTGTGTTGGGTGGCTCATGAGTTACCCAGACATTGTGTTTCAGGGTCGTGCTGCGGCTGCGGCCCTCATGCTTGACACGTGCACGGTCCATCGTCCTGGCCCCCCGGTGACAGATCCGGACACAGGCAGCGTAACCCCAAGCCTGACGCTTCTGTATACAGGCCCGTGCAAGATTCAGCAGACCCTAGCGCAGTCGTCTAACCCGGAGGCTGGCGGTCATCAGTTTACGGTGCAGGATACGCGGTGGGATACGCCTGTTGGTGAGGGTCCGTTTGAGGTGAATGATGTGGTGACGATTGTGGATGCTGTTCTGGATCCGCAGTTGACGGGCCGTGTGTATCGGGTGACTGATCCGTTCCATAAGTCTGGTGCGACTGCGCAGCGTACGCGGGTTAAGGCGGTGGCGTCGTGACTGATGGCGTGGCAGAGCTTAGGCGACTCTCACGGAATCTCGGGCAGATCGCCGGGTCTGCGGTGGCTGATGTTGATGCTGTCCTCAAAAAGGGCATGCAGAACATGAAGGAAGAGATGCAGGC